TTCCAACCCTTTGGTAAACATCATGCTGCTACATTTCTATGGATTAATGAAAAATTTGGAAATGAAAATAGTTATATCGTTACCTCTGATAAAGTAGAATTACCTAAATCTCCATTTAGTTTTATGGAGAAAAAAGCTATTATCGATGTTTATGGTTTTGGAGATAAAGTTATTAAAGTAAAATCCCCATATAATGCTCAAGAAATTATTCAAAAATATGATCCTGAACAAATAGCAGTTGTATATGCTGTTGGAAAAAAAGATGCTGAAAGATTAATTAATAGTAAATATTTTGAAAAATTACCTACAAATTATAAACTTGAGGATCTAAAACCATCAACAGAAAAAGGATATTATATCATTACCCCTCACTTCTCAATAACAATACCAGGTGAAGGAGAAATGAGTGGTACTTCTATTCGAAATGCTTTATCTAAAGTTACTGATAAAAACATAGAAGATACATTCAATAATATATTTGGATGGTATGCTCCTAAAATGGCTAAATATATTGTTAGCAAAATTAAAGGAAAAACAATATTTGAAGAAACATTTAATATTTTTAGTAAAGATTCATGGAAAGGATATTTTGGTGAGATATTAAATGAAGGTGGAGTAGGGGGTCATATGGCTCATCCTTTTGATTTTACTAATACTGGAAGTGATTTAATTAAGGTATTTGAAGATTCAATAAAATCTATTGAAAAAGGTAATTCTAGTGTTAAAATAGATGGGGTAAATTCATCAATTAGATTAACAGATATAGAAGGAAAAAAACAATTCGTATTAGATAGAGGATCAGCTTCGGATTTAGATATAAAAGGAGTAACCAAATCTGACTTACCCTCTCGTTTTCCATCTAAAGGAGAATCAGAACATGGTTTTATAAAAATTGGAGGAAATGTATTAGATATATTTAATGATTCAATATCCTCAACTCAATCTGAATTGAAAAAATTAGGTTTATTAGATAATCCTAATATATTATTAAATATCGAATATGTAGAAGGAAAATCTAATGTTATTGGATATGAAAATATAGGAAATTTTTTAGCAATACATGGATTAAAAGAAGTTAAACCTAAAAATATTGATCCTAAAACAGGAAAAGTTAAATCTAGACAAACTTCTGAAATATCATATAATGATAAAGTAATGAAGGATTATATTAATAAGTTAGATAAAATTGCATCTAAATATGGATTTAAAGTATTAGGTAGTGTTGATACCAAATTTAAATCAAAACCTAATTTAAATAAAGCCTTATCCGAAAAAATAACTTTATACCCAGAAGGAAAACCTGTTTCAAAATCATTAAATGAATGGTTAAAAGAGGCTAACTTTGAAACTCCACTTATTACTAAAAAAGATTTCATTAAAGCAACTAATAGTAAAAACATAACACAAGACTTCCCAGAAAAAGATATAGATAAAGTTATTAGTGATTCTATAGTATGGATAGCTACTATAAAATTAGGAGATGAAATATTAAAAAATGCAGATAGTGAAATAGGAAGCTTGGATACCCAAGAAGGTATAGTAATAAGAGATAATTCAATATATAGTGGAGGACCATTTAAAATAACAGGAAAATTCATACTACAAGGTATGGAAAGTAGTTTCTAAAAATAAAAATTTGTTATGGGAAAATTTAATCAATATTTAATAATAGCATTGCTAGGAGTAGTGTTATTTCTTCTTTGGAGATCAGGTCATAAAGAAAACCAATCACAAAAAGAAATTGTAAATTTAAGAAAATCAATTATTGCTAATGATAAATTAGTAAAAGAAGCAGATGGTCGATATGCAAAACTTGTAAATTATTATAATACTGAAAGTGATTTAAAAAATCAACTTAAAAAATCAAATGAAGAATTATATAGTATAATAAGAAAACAAGGTGATAAAATTCTTAGTTTAACGGATGCTGTTATAACTCTTGAAGGTGCAGTTTCGGAAGGTACAGCAGAACCAGATACTGAAGATACTAATAAAATTAATCTTAAATTAAAATACCCTGAAGATAACAATCCATTTATTACTTGGGATGGTTTTATTAATAAAAAGACAGCATATTATAAAGGCGAATGGAAATTCGGGAAATTACCTATTCAAATAGTATTAACCGAAACAAATGAAGGATTATGGAAAACCCAAGTATTAGGTCCTGAATGGTTTAAACTCGATTCATTACAAATAAATGCATTACCACCCCCAGTACCTTCTGAGTTGAAAAAAATAGAATTTATGTTTGGAGGAGGGTATTATAAATCTATAAATCCAAATGGAATTAGCTTTATAAACCTAGGTGGGGGTATAAGCTTATTTAGAAAACATAATATATTTATTAACATAACTACCAACCAACAGTTTGGTATAAATTATTTTTATAAATTTTGAGCCAAGATATAAAAGATATAATAAAACAAGAATTAGTAAAATGTGGGGCTAATCCTGAATATTTTATTAAAAAATATGTTTATATACAACATCCTATAAAAGGATCAATTCCCTTTTATCTATATCCTTTTCAAACCAAGGTGTTAGAACAATTTGAAAAACACAATTACAGCCTAATACTTAAATCTAGACAGTTAGGTATTAGTACTCTAACAGCAGCTTATATTTTATGGTTAATGGTATTTAATTCAGATAAAAATATCCTAATCATATGTACTAAACAAGATACTGCAAAAAACATGGTTACTAAAGTAAGTCATGCTTTTGATAACTTACCAGGATGGATTAAAGAATTTTCCTGTGGAAAAGATAGAAAACCTTTAGAAGATAATAAATTATTACTTAAATTAGGAAATAATTCCCAAGTAAAAGCAGTATCTGCAGCTAGTGATAGTGCTCGTTCAGAAGCATGTAGTTTAGTAGTAATAGATGAAGCAGCGTTTATTGATAAAATGGATGAACTTTGGGGATCATTACAACCAACATTAAGTACAGGTGGTAGTTGTATAGCTTTAAGTACACCAAATGGTCAAGGTAACTGGTTTCATAAACAATGGGTTAAAGCAGAAACTGATACTTTACCTTTATTTTTCCCAATGCGATTACCTTGGCAGGTTCACCCTGAAAGGGATCAAAAATGGAGAGATGAACAAGATGAATTATTAGGAGCTAGATTAGCAGCACAAGAATGTGATTGTGACTTTAGTACATCAGGTGATACAGTAATACCTCCTGATTTAATTACTTTCTATGAGCAAACTTATATGAAAGATCCTCTAGAAAGAAGAGGATTTGATGGAAATTATTGGGTATTTGAACTCCCCGATTACAGTAAAAATTATATAGTTGCTGCTGACGTAGCAAGAGGAGATGGTGCTGATTATTCTTCTTTCCATGTTATAGATATTACTTCATGTACTCAAGTAGCAGAATATAAAGGTCAATTACCTCCTAGAGAATTTGGTGATATGTTAGTAAACATAGCTACTGAATGGAATGATGCTTTATTAGTAGTAGAAAACGCCAATGTAGGATGGTCAACACTTGAAAGAATTATTGAACGAGAATATAAGAATATATATTATTCTCTTAAAGAAGATAGATTAAGAGATGTAAATTCATATCTAGATAAAAATTACGATATGAAAAACTCATCAAACTCAATTCCAGGTTTTACAACTTCAACACGTACTAGACCTTTAATAATAGCTAAACTAGATGAATATATGAGACAAAAAACTCTTACAATTCATTCAAAACGTACTGTTGAGGAATTAAAAACATTTGTATGGAAAAATGGAAGACCTGAAGCACGATCAGGATATAATGATGATTTAGTTATTCCCTTAGGTATAGGTATGTTTATTAGAGATACAGTACTTAGATTTAATCAACAAGGATTAGATCTTACCAAAGCAGCATTATCGAATTTTAATGCTTCTAATAATAATTATAATGGTATAAGTTCAACCCAAAACATACCTAATAATCCCTGGAAAATGCAACAAAATGGAGACTCATACGATTTAACATGGCTTTTAAAATAAAAAAATAAAACAAAATGGCAGTAGATTATTCAATACGAGCAAGATTACAACGTTTATTTTCAAATGATGTTGTTATTGCAAATGTAGGAGGGAAAAAATTAAAAGTAGTTGATATGAATCAACTACAATCTTATAAAAGTCTTAATAACGATCCTTTATTAGATAAATTCACAAAACTTCATACCCAAACAGCATATAGATTAGGTAGTATGCCTGGTACCTCAGGTATAAGACATATGTTATTTGCTGATTATGAACAAATGGATCAAGATCCTATTATTGCTTCTGCACTAGATATAGTATCTGATGAATGTTGTTTAAGAAATGAATATGGGAATATTTTAACTATCAAAAGTACAGATGAAAATATAAAAAATATTCTTCATAACTTATTTTATGATATAATGAATATTGAATTCAATTTATGGCCTTGGACTCGTAATGTATTAAAATATGGTGACTTTTATTTACATTTAAAAATTAATGAAGATTTCGGTGTATATAATGTTGTTCCCTATTCTCCATATAATATCATAAGAGAAGAAGGATTTGATCCTGAAAACCCAAATAAAGTAAAATTTAAATTAGATTTTGTTACTAATCAGGGAAGTACATATGCTTCAGGATTCGGTCAACAAGGTCCATCATTTGAAAATTTTGAAATAGCCCATTTTAGATTATTAGCTGATACAAACTATCTCCCATATGGTAGATCATATATTGAACCTGCTAGAAAAGTTTGGAAACAATTAACATTGGTTGAAGACGCAATGATGTTACATAGAATTATGAGAGCACCTGAGCGTAGAATATTCTATGTGAATGTAGGTAATATACCACCTGCTGAAGTAGATACATTTATGGCTAAAATGATGAATAAGGTTAAAAAAGTTCCTTATCAAAACCCTGAAACAGGTGATTATAATCTTCGTTTTAACATGATGAATATGTTAGAAGATTTTTACATTCCTGTAAGAAATGGAGACAGTACAACTAAAATTGATACTTTAAAAGGATTAGAATATAATGGTACTGAAGACGTAAATTACTATAAAGATAAAATGTTATCAGCTCTAAAAATACCTAAATCATTCTTAGGATATGAAGCTGATATGAGTGGTAAAGGTACATTAGCTGCACAAGATGTTCGTTTTGCTCGTACAATTGAACATATTCAGAAAATAATGTTAAGTGAATTAAGAAAAATAGCATTAATTCATTTATACGTTCAAGGATTTTCAGGTGAGGATTTAGTTAATTTTGATATTGCATTAACTACTCCATCTATTATATTTGAACAAGAAAAAGTAGCATTATGGAAAGAAAAGGTATCATTAGCTAAAGATACACTTGAAGCTAATTTAGCACCTCGTAATTTTATATATGATAATATCTTTAATTTAAGTGATGAAAATAAAAGCGAATTTGCTGATCAATTAGTTGAAGATGCTAAATTTAAATTCCGTATTAAACAAATTGAAGAAGAAGGAAATGATCCTGAAGTATCAGGAGAAACATATGGAACACCTCATGATTTAGCTTCTATGTATTCAAATAATAATAATAGAAACAAACCAGATAATGTTCCTGTTGGATATGAAGATTCAGAATTAGGTAGACCTAAAGAAAAATCCTCTATATATGGTACTGAAAAGAGCCAATATGGAGATGATGCTATAGGTAAAAAGGGATATAAAGATATTAGCACACCTGATCCTGTATCGCCATATGGTGATAGAAATGTAATGGAAATGTTAAAAAATAATTCAAAATTGTCTTCACTTTCTTCAAAAAATAAAACTAGATATAAAAGAAATTTATTAAGTGAAGAGAATATTAAAATAGAATAAGAATATTATATATTTATTGATAAAAATACCCTGAATGAAACTAAAACATTCGAAATTTCGTAACACAGGATTAATATTTGAATTACTTACTCGACAGATCACATCAGAGATGATAAAGGGGAAAGAATCTCCCTCTATTAATATATTCAAATCACACTTTAGTAAAAAAAGTGAAATCCTAAAAGAATTTGTTCTTTATAAATCCCTAGCAAATCCAAATAATAAGTCAGGTAAATATAATGAGTTTATTCTTGAAACGGTTTTAGAAAATTATAAAAAACTTAACAAGAAAAAACTTAAAACTGAAAAATATAATTTGATTAAGGATTTAAAAGAACAATATGATCTTGAATCATTCTTTAAAACCCCTGTAAAGAACTATAAAATTCTAGCATCAATCTATAAATTATTTGAATCATCAGATAAATTTTCTGATTCTAATGAAACTGCAGATATTAAATTCATTTTATTAGAGAATTTAAGTTTACCTGTAGATGAAAATAAAGATAAAGCAATAACTGAATTAATTTCAAACAATCCTAAAGAGGTTAACTTATTAACTTATAAAATTTTAGTAGAGAAGTTTAATAACAAGTATAAAGTACTTAATACTAAACAAAGAACTCTGTTAAGAGAATATATAAATAACATTTCTAATACATCAACTTTAGCTGATGTTTATAATAAAGAGATTAATAAGGTTAAAAAGGTATTTAAAGCTGCTTCTCCTAAAGTAGAAGATAGTGTTACTAAAATTAAACTTAACGAAGTAATCAATTCAATATCTTTAGTAGAAGATAAAATTAAAGATGAACACATCCTTAAATTATTAACTTACTACGAATTAGCAGATGAATTAATTAAAATAATAAAAAAATGAAAACAAAATGAAAACAAAATTAAACGAAATTAAACGTCTCCAGAAATTAGCAGGATTGAAAGAAAATCAAGAAGCTCCAAAATTTGATAAATCTGACTTACAACTTGGTAAAAACTATAGTGTATTAGATAATGGAATGGATGAATGGGTTGAAGATTATGAATATTTAGGATTTGATGTTAATACTAGAGAACATGTATTCAGAATGTTTGATGGACATGAATTTCGTTTTGCAATGATTCCTGATAGTGAGTTAGCCACTGATGTAAAAGAAGAAGAATGACAATCAACGAATTAAAATCATTAATTCGAGAAGAATTAACCAAATATCTTAAAGAATCTGAAATTGGAGGAAAAGAAGATATCGATCCTTTTGTTTTAAAACATATGAAATATATTCCTTATCTAAATATTTTATCTGCTATTGCTAAAGATTGGGGTAGAGATTCTGATTATTATTATTCAATACAGAATTTATTTTCAAAATATGAGAATGATAAATATTTACATGATAAATTAATAGCCAAATTAAAAGATTTTGATTTGTATAACGATTATCAACATTTATTAAGTTTAAATGAAGTATCATATCGTTCATTTAATAAAAAAATTGGTGAAAATACACCAAAAACTAAAATAAATAAAGCGATACGTGAAATTAAACGACGCATTAAAGAAATAAATAAAGTAGTTGAATTTAGCAGCAAACTTAAACTTGAAATGGGTAATGACCATTCAGGAACTTGGATTAGTACAAAAACAGAATTACGTGAACTAAATAAGTCATTACAAGAATTATCAAGAAAATTAAAAAATTTATACCAATAATATGAAAAACAAAACAAATGAAGAAATTAAAAAACTTCAAAAAATAGCAGGTATTTTAAAAGAAGTAAAATATCAGGATGAAAGTGATGAAGATACTAAATTATTTAATGCATTAGAAGGTTTAGCCAACAATAAATTTCCAGCAGGAACTCGTAACTTAAAAACACTAAAAACTATGTTAGAGGCATTAACTACTGACTGGATGGCAGAAGGTTTTGAAAAATCAGATATCAAAAAATTTATTTCTAAATTAATAACCGAAGTTTAATATGACAACACAAACCCTATATAATCAATTTCTTAAAGAAGAGATTACTAAAGATCAATTTATGTATCAAATCCGTAGAGATGAAAGATTATCTCAATGGATTACTCCTCATTTATCGTTTGATGATAGTATTAAAATCCTAAAAAATAAAGGTGTAATTAACGAAAACACTGATATTAATAAACACCTTGAAAAATCTGGTCTTACTTCAGTTGAAAAATCTGAAGTAACTAAGAAAATTAAGGATATGGGTTTAATAGGTGATTCTGAGATAAAAAAAGCTATTGATGGGTTTATTAATACTAAAGTTAAAACTAACTTATCTAAAGGATTTGTTAAAGAAGGAAATTTATATGAAAATAATAGTGAAGATGAACTTTATAATTTAATATCAAGATATGTTAAGGATCCTGATGACGTTGAAGCTGAATTTAATAAATTTATGATGAACGGAATAGATGGTGTATCTGACTATTTAGCATTTAATTTAGAAAGAGATGAAGATTTCCTAAGAAGTAAATATAATGATTTAAATGAAGTTTTATTCGAAGCCAAGAAAAAAGCTAATAAAAAATCAAAACTTAAACCCGCTAAACTCACACCAGATCAAGTTAATCCTGAAGAGTTAAGAGCAGGTATTCGAATTGAAATGGAACATACTGATGATCCTGAAACTGCTCAAACTATTGCTTTACAACATTTAGAAGAAGATCCAAATTATTATACTCATTTAAAAGCGATGGAAGGTGAGTATGATAAAAAGAAAATAAAAGATAAGAAGAAAAATCGTACTGATTTAATGTCTTTATTAGATGATAAAATGAAAAATGTTATCGATAAAGAAAATGGTATGAAATATGTTTCTGATAAAGATGAAAAGACAAATGTAAAAGATACCTTAGGTAATAAGGAAGCTAAAAAAGGTATGCCTAAGAAAGTAAAAGAAATGCCTGTTAAACCTACTCGCTCAAAAGGTGTTAAGTTTATGGGTATGCCTAGTGCTGGTAAGAAAATAAAATTGAGTGAATCATTAGATATCCAACTACGAGCAGATGCTATTAATTCATTTGCTAAACTTGTTAAATCAAGTACACCAGATGAAATAGCTCATACATTTGAAATTAATAGAGATTTCCCTGAAGATTCAGATATCAAAGTACCAGAAATGATTCATATTTTAAAAAAATATGGGAAATATAAAGAGGTAATGGCTCTAATAGATGCAGAAGATGTTGACCCAGCAGGTGGTAGAGGTTTATCAAGTCATTTAGAAGAATCTTTAGATCAAGTATATTATGAAGATGATAATTCATCTGATCTTGAACAATTAGAAACCCTTCTAAAAAACCATGACTGGTATTTTGACTTTTCAGATGATCATTCAATTTACAAACGTGGTAGAGGAGAAAGTATCAAAATTAAATCTTTAGTAGATAAATTAGGTGAAAAAGGAAAAGAATTATACAACACCTATGCTTATAAAAACAAACAATTTGAATTAGAAGAAGCTTTAGATACTGAAGAAGATACAGATAAAATGGCTTCAACAACCGAAAAAGCACCTGAAGATAAAGAATTAAAAACTGGATCAGAAACAGGTAAACCAACATACCCAAGTGGTGAAAAAAAATACGGTGAAGTACCTATTGATTTTAAATTAAAAATGACTAATAAACTTATTCAGTCATATTTTGATAATCCTGAAAAGATATTCTCAATCCAGAAGGAATTAGCATGGTATTTAAATAAATTTGAAGCTGCTAAAAAGAAAGGTGTTAATGTAGGAGGAAAAGATGTTACTCCTATTATAGATGAATATAAAAAAGCAATTGAATTTATTAAAGCACAATCATCTAAAAAACCTATCAAAGAAAATAATTCACTTAAATACTCAGAAGAATTAGCTAATGAATACGGAACCCAAGAATATATTCTTAAGAATTCAATTGACTTTGAGGAAGATGAAGATGGAGGATGGTCAATTGAATTTAATATGTTAATACCTTTTGAAGATGTTCCTGAATTTGATTATCCTGAAGAAGCATCTAGATATTTTAAAAAACAATATAATATAAATAACTACTCAAGTCCTGGTGCTCCTTATTCTAAAGGAGGAGTATATGAAACTAATAAAACTAACAATGGATGGTTATTACAATTACAATTTGAAGGTGGATATGATATCTAAATATTAAATAAAATTATGGAAACAATACAAAAACAATTACTCCAAGAATATATGGTGTTTAGACCAACACCACAACAACTTAAAGAATCCGTTGAAAAAAACAATGGAGCTTTAATTGTAGAAGGTATTATACAGAAGGCGAGTACTAAGAATGGTAATGGTAGAATCTACCCTAAACCTATATTAGAATCAGCTATTGAACAGTATAAAAACAATTTTATCAAAGGAGGAAATGCATATCTAGAATTAGATCACCCAAATTCAGAAGTAGTATCCTTAAATAATTGCTGTGGTGTATTAAAAGATATCTGGTGGAATGGTGATGATGTAATGGGACGTATTGAAATTTTAAGTGATTTACCTAATGGAAGTAAAGGTACTCCTACAGGTAATATCCTTAAAACATTATTTGAACGTGGTTTAACAGTAGGTATCTCTAGTAGAGCAATGGGATCAGTTAAACAAATAGATGAGAATACAGTTGAAGTACAAGATGATTTAGAATTTGCAAGTTGGGATTTTGTATCTAACCCTTCTACTCCAGGTGCTATAATGAAACCAAGTTTAAATGAAGGTAAAATTTCTCAAACCCAAAACAAATATTCAAAAATTAATAATATAATTACAGATATATTTAGTATATGAAAACATCAGAATTAAGATCTTTAATTAGAGAAGAAATTAAAAATACCTTAAACGAAGCTAAAAAACCATCAAAATATAATTTTGAACAAGTAGCAGCTGATTATAAAGACTTTGAAGGATTTATAGATGATCTATTACCTACACTAAAAAAATTAGGTTTATACGCAATTAATGATCCTGTATATAATGGTTCAGATAGTTATGGTATATTAATATCAAAATCACCAATTTCTAAAGCTGAATTAAAAGCTTATAGTGATGAATTTTATGGTGAGGAAGAGGAATTAGATGAAAATTTTGGAGGTAAAAATCCAGAAGCTGATAAAAAAGTAAATAGTCTCATCAGAAGCTTTACTAAAACTTTAGATATTTCTCCAGAAGAAGCAGCTGAATTAATTAAATCTTCATTAAAAAGATTAGGGTATTAAACTCATACGACGCTTAGGACCGTTGTATTATATGAAAATCCGAAAAAAGGTTCGCTACCTATTCGGATTTTCTACTTTCTCTTCAACTTTGAAAAATCCCACCATATGTATTATTGACCATTCTGGTCATAATGTACTTTTCTTTTAGTACCAATATAGTTTTAGATAATCCCTTTTATAGTTTTACCATACTATTGACTATAATCCAAAAAAACAATTTAAGGAGAAAAAAAATCATGGAAAAAAACAATTTGTTGAAAGAGGCTATCGCTGATGCTAAAGCTGTTAGAGATGTTGCTCTTCAAAATGCTAGAGAAGCTCTTCAAGAAGCCTTTGCCCCTCAAATCGAAGCTCTTGTTTCTGAAAAAATCAAAGAAGAAATGAGTAACGATGAGGAAGACATGGATGAAGCTATTGCTGAATACATGGGCGGAGATGATGAAGATGATTTCGATTTTGAAACCCCTGAACTTCCAGCAGAAGACCCTAGAGCAAGAAAAGCCGCAATGAAAGACATCGAATCCGAAATGACAGATGAAGAAGAAATGGAAGATGAAGAAATCAACCTTGATGAACTTATTTCTGAAATGGGAGATGAAGAATCACTAGATGAATATGGTGATGAACATCCAATTTCTACTAAAGATGCACTTGAAGATGAAGATGAAGATGAAGATGAAGAGGTTAATCTAGATGAACTTTTAGCTGAATATGAAGAAGAGTCTATGGATGAAGAAAAAGATTCTATGTATGAAGCTAAGAAAGAAGAAAAAGAAGAAAACAAAAAAGAAGCTAAAGGTAAAAAAGAAGCTAAAGATGAAGCAGAAGAAATTGAAGACATGACTATGGAAGAACTAAAAGATCTTATTAAGAGCGTAGTTGCTGAAATGGGAATGGAAGATATGGGCGATGCTGAAACTGAAGGTGGAGAAGAAGCTGAAGAGTTAGAGGAAATGAGAGATGAGCTTATGGAAGCAAGAAAAGTAATCAAACATCTTAAAAATACTCTAAACGAAACTAATCTCATGAACGCTAAACTTCTTTATGTAAATCGTTTATTCAGAAAATTCAATTTAGATGAATCTAAAAAAGTAAAAATAGTTAATAAACTTGATGAAGCTAATAACGCAAAAGAAGCAAAATTGATTTATGAAAGCTTGAATGAAGTATTATCAACTAAATCACCTAAGAAAAACATTAACGAATCAGTCGCTTCATTTGCTTCAAAACCTACTGGAAACAGTACAAAAGGAACTGAAGTTGATCCGATCGTTGCAAGAATGCAATTCTTAGCAAATGTAAAAGTAAAATAAAAACAATTAAAAAAAACAATTAAAAACAATTATGAGTAACGTTTTAAACGAAATGATGGGTAGCACAAATGAGTATGCTGCTCTTCAAGAGGAAGCTAAAAAGCTTTCTAGAAAATGGTCTAAGACCGGTCTCTTAGAAGGTCTAGGAGATACTGAAAAGGGTAATATGGCTTTAATGCTAGAAACTCAAGCTAAACAATTAATTAAAGAAACAACCTCTAACGTAACTGGTACAGGTGGTACTTGGTCTTCAGGTACTGGTGAGCAGTGGGCTGGAATCGCACTTCCTTTAATTCGTAGAATTTTCGCAAACATTTCTTCTAAAGATTTCGTTTCCGTACAACCTATGAAATTACCTTCAGGACTAGTGTTCTTCCTTGACTTCCGTTATGCTACTGATAAAGCTCCATTCAATGTGAATGATAGCGTTTATGGTGGTTCAGGTGGTACAGGTGCTAACTTTGGTAGAACAGATGTAACTACTGGTGGTCTTTATGGTGCTGGTCGTTTCGGATATTCTATCAATCCTGCAGTTAGTGCTATAAGTTATTCTACAGGTTCTGCTACTTGGGCTGATTTGAACTTCAATAGTGAAGTATCTGCTTCTGTAGCTGCTGGAACTATTAAGAAAATTACAGTTACAACTGCGCAATTAACATCTTCTTATGATGCTGAAGCAGTAAGATCATTCGTTTTCACTTCTGGTTCAGTAGATGAAAATAATATCTATGCTGCATTTACAAAGATTAACGGATCTAACCTTGAATTCTTTGTTACTACTTCTGGTTTAGTACTTACAGCTTCTGCTACATCTGGTACAGTGTACTATAGCTTACAGCCAGCTGATAATTCAAGAGGTGATTTTGAAGATAGAAATGGTATTTCTATTCCAGAATTCAAGATTGATATGAAATCTGAGGCGATTGTTGCTAAAACACGTAAGTTAAAAGCACAATGGACACCTGAATTCCAACAAGATCTTAATGCATATCAGAACATTGATGCTGAAGGCGAATTGACTTCACTATTGTCTGAATATATTGCAATGGAGATCGATTTGGAAATTCTTGATATGTTGATTCGTAATGTAAATTCTGATCAAAAGGAATACTGGAGTGCTGAAATCAACCAGGTTTATGATTCTGCTTTAGGTGCATTTAAAGCTGGTCCAACTGCATACTATACACAAAATACTTGGTTCCAAACAGTTGGTACTAAGATGCAGAAACTTTCTAACAGAATCCATCAGAAAACTCTTCGTGGTGGTGCTAACTTCATCGTATGTTCTCCTACAATCGCTACTATCCTTGAATCAATCCCAGGATATGCTGCTGATACTAACGGGGACAAGTCAGAGTTCGCAATGGGTGTTCAGAAAGTAGGTCAGTTAAATAGCCGTTTCAAAGTTTATAAGAACCCATATTTCACAACTAACACAATGTTGATGGGATATCGTGGAACTCAATTCCTTGAATCAGGTGCTGTTTATGCTCCATACATTCCATTAATCATGACACCTCTTGTGTACGATCCAGATACCTTCACTCCACGTAAAGGTTTAATGACTCGTTACGCTAAGAAAATGTTAAGACCAGAATTCTATGGTACAATCTATGTTAGCGGTTTAACTACCCTATAATATTAACTTTAAGTTAATAAAATTAAAAACCTCGAAGAAATTCGAGGTTTTTTTTTCTTTTTTATATTTATGTTAAAAAAATATCGTTGTATATGAATGAGTATGTTAATCAAGAAGGTTTTAAATCTAAGAAAAAATTAAAAAACGACATCAAATTTAATGTTTCTCTTAATCTAGAACAAAAAGAAGCCAAACAAATAATCCTAGACAGTACAATAACAGTACTAAAAGGAAGTGCAGGTTCAGGAAAAAGTATGGTTGCAGCTCAAGTAGCTTTAGACCTGTTATTTCGTAAAGAAGTAGAAAAAATTATACTTACTCGCCCAGCAATTACTTCTGGTGAAGAAATTGGTTTTCTTCCAGGAGATAAGGATGCTAAACTTGCCCCTTATACTGCTGCTATATATGATAACATGTATAGATTATATAGGAAAGAAATAATTGATAAACATCTCCAAGAAGGAAATATTGAAGTTATTCCATTAGGTTTTATGAGAGGTAGAAACCTATCTAATTGTGTTGTTGTAGTAGATGAAGCTCAAAACATTACAGACAGACAAATGGAATTATTGTTAGGTCGTTTATGTAATGGAAGTAAAATGATTTTATGTGGTGATATTGCTCAAATTGATCTTAAAGATAAAAAAATGTCCGGATTTGATTTTACATGTAGATATCTTAAAGATATTCCTGGTTTTTCAGTAGTAACTCTTAAAACAAACCATAGACATCCTATTGTAGAACCAATATTGCAGATATATAGTAATTATAGAGATTAATTTTTTTATTTAGGGTGTTTCTTTTTAAATCCCTTTATATTTATATCTGATATAATTTTTATTATGGCAATTCGATATAAATCAGAAGATATATTAACTACATTTACCTTAACTGAAGGAACAACCCCAGCTAATCTTAATAATTATACTGGAATAATAGTTGTTATCTATAATAAAGATAATAACCCTCTTGAAAAATATAGTAAGCAAGTAATTAGTGGATTTAATTCAAATGACTATGTTGAATCTGATGCTACTAATGGAGTTTTTCAATTAAAAATGCAGGCTGAAGATACTAAAGATTGGACTGAAGGTGCTGTATATGCTGAAATAAAAACCCAAGTAACATCATCTGGATGGAGTAATAATTCTTATCACACTATAGCAAGTGGAATTTATTTATTTGATTTAAAAGAATCTCTTACTAGTAATTACTTAATCCTTTCAGGAAGCGCTTAATATGAGTATTAATGTTAGTGTAGATATAGGAACAGGAAGTTTCTCCTCAGTACATTATACTGAAGAAACCCGTTCGTTTAATCCCAATGTTTACTTATATAACACATTATTATCCTCAAGTTTTTATGCTTTACTATCAGGAGGTAATGTTTATGTAGGGGATCAAATCATTTCAGGTTCTGTTTTTATAACAGGATCTAATTTTACATTTGATGGAGGAAATACAGTATTCAATGGTAATTTCCTTATTAATGGTAACCCCATAGTATGTGGTTCACTTCAAATAAATAGCAGTTCAGTTATTGTAAGTTCTCAAACTTCTTCAATGACTGTATTAAGTAGTAGTTATGCTACTACTGCTTCATATGCAGGTGATTATACTTTATTATCTGAGTTTAGACCTTTTACAGCCAGTTATCAAATTGCTAGTAGTTCAATTAGTACTAGATTAACCGATTTAGAATATTTTAGTTCTTCATTAGACAATACTTTTGCTACAGATGCAGAACTAAATTATTCATCATCAGTATTAAGTGGTTCAATAGCATATTTAAGCAGTAGTTATTTAAATTCAAGCGCGTCATTTAATACTAGAATATTAAATAATAGTGCTAGTATATCTTATTTATCTAGTAGTTATTTAAATAGTAGTAGTTCATTTAGTATTAGAGTATCTGATTTAGAACAATTTAGTTCTTCATTAAATAATACATATGCTACGGATGCTGAACTTAATGCAGCTACAGCAAGTTTAAGCAGTTCAATAGCAAATCTAAGTAGTAGTTATTTAAATTCAAGTGCATCATTTGATACCCGTATTTTAAATAATAGTGCTAGTATATCTTTACTTTCAGGAAGTTATTTAACAGACTCAGCTTCTTTTAATACAAGAATATTAAACAATAGCTCTAGCATTGCTTATTTAAGTAGTAGTTATTTAAATAGTAGTGCTTCATTTAATACTAGAATTTTAAATAACAGTTCAAGTATTGCATATTTAAGTAGCAGTTTTCTAATATTTAGTTCCTCTTACAATACAGGTTCATTTACAGGTTCATTTACTGGATCTTTATTAGGAACTTCTTCTTATGCTTTACAAGCATTAAGTTCATCTTATGCTTTAACAGCTTCTTATGTTAACCCATTATATCAAAATGTTATAATAACTGGGTCTTTACTTGTTACACAATCACACATATCAACAGTAGATTATATTGATTTTACTACTTTACCAACTCCCCCTGCATTTTCAACTGGTAGACTACATTGGACTGATGATACAAAAACATTACAATTAGATAC